CACCACGACGGAGAGGCCTACGATGTTGCCGAAGGCCTCCGCGAGCGCGCCCATGCCGCCCACGAAGCCGTCAATGTCGGTGCCGCCCATGCGGTCGAGCAGCGGCCCGAGGCCGCGCTGCAGGCCCGTGAGGAACCCGCCGCCCACGAGCTGGATCGCCGACACGATCGCCGGGATATGCGTCGCGAGCGCGTTGAAGAAACCTTCGATGCGCGCGGGGTTGAGCACGCCCGCGAACGCCGCCGCGGCCTGGTTGATCACGGGGCCGATAGCGCGTTGGAGGCGCTGCCCCGCGGCGGAGCTCCCGTTGAGCGCGTTGCCGAGCGCCGAGATGGTCGCCGAGAGGGCGCGCACGCCGGGGAGCTGCTCGAGGCCCTCAATCGAGGTGACGAGGCCGAAGAGGCTCTCTTCGAGGTTCGAGATGCTCCCGGCGAGGGTGTTGCCCTGCACGCGCGCGAAGCCTCCGAGCCGTTCGCCCGTCATGCTCTGCACCGCGGAGAGGGCCGCATTCGTGCCCTCTTCGCCGGTGATCTGGCCGCGCTGCATGAGCGACTCGACCTGCGTGCGCTGCGAAGCCTCGGTGCCGCGGAGCCCGCGCTGGCGCGCGATGGCGCCGAACACGTCGCCGCGCCCGATGCCGAGCTCGCCGAGTTGGTTGAGCTCCTCGGCCTGGAGCTTCCCGCGCCCGCGGATCTGCGAGAGCGCGCGCACGAAGCGGCTCTGCGCCGTCGAGTCGCCCGCGTTGAGCGCGCCCACGTCGAGGGAGCCCGCGAGTACGCGCTCCTCGTCGGCGCCGCGGAAGCCGCCCGCCGCGAGCTGCTGTCGCGCGGCGATCACGTCGCGTTCATTGCCGGGCGTGAGGCGCGCGAGCGCTTGCGTCTGCCGGTACGCGGCGCCACCTACGCGCGCGATGGCCTCGCGGCCCTGCCCACGGCCGCGCATGAGCGTCCCGAGCGTGACCACGGCGCTCTCGCGAAACCGGATCATCTCCAGCACGGAGCGCCCGATGGTCGCGGCGACGCCGCCGAAGGCCGCGCCGATGGCGACGCCGGCGCCCGCGATGGTCGCTGCGACGCCCGCGACGCGCGAGAGCCCGCCGACGGCCGACGACACCGCGCCCGTCATGGTGCCCGCAGCGCGCGTGAGGCCCCCGACGGCGCCCGACGCGCCGCCGAGCGACGCTCTCAGCGCGTCGATCGACGACACGGAGCGACGCAGCGACGGCGAGATCGCGTCGATCGCCCGGAACGTCCATGTGAGGATTTCGGCCATCTACTTCTTCGCGTGCGAGAGCACGAATGCGCGGTGTAGCTGCAACGCCTCGACGACCATCAGGGCGCCGGTGCGTGCGTGCGGGTCGATCGAGTCAGGGTCGAGCCCTGAGAGGGCGAGGATGCACGACGAGGCCGTCCACTGGTCCCGCCGCGCCTCGTCTCTCAGGGCGACGATTCCCCCACGGACGCCTTGAACTTCTGGCCGACCCTGCCCACCAGGGCGCGGCCTGCGTTCTCCGCGATCCACGGGGCCTCGTCGCGGATCGCGTCGAAGTCGGCCTTCGACGGGTGCACGAGGAGCTCCCGCGCGATGAGCTCGGGCACCACCGCGCTCGCGTCGTCGCCCGCCGTGATGCGCTTGTCCGCGGCGTTGAGGCGCCGCCAGTGCGACGCGCTCGCGGCCTTGAACACGAGCGACACGTCGGCGCCGTCGGTGACGTTGATCACCAGCAGGTCGCCGCCGTGCTTCGCCTCGAGCTCCTTCACCTCGACGGGTGTCAGGAGCGCCATCACTGCACCTGCGCGGTCACGCTGGTGTCGTTGATCGGGGAGACGCCGTTGATGAGCAGGTCGACGAACATGAACGGGACTTCGACCGTGAGCGGGTCGGTGCCCTGCTCCGCGCCGCCCTTGCCGCCGCCGAAGCGCACGCCCTTCAGCACCTCCGTCTTCGTGCCGAGCACGGCGTCGCTGTACTGAATCACGATGGTCCGCACGGTGTCGCACCAGCCCGCCGTCGAGGCGAGTGCGTCGTACTCCGAGCGGTGGAAGGTGATGCTGCCGGAGCCGGGCTTGAGGCGCCCGCGCGTCATGCCGAGGGGCTTGCGGCCTGCTCCCTCGATGAGCGAGCGCTCTACCGTCCACTCGAAGGAGATGGCGGTGATCTTGAGCAGCGGCGGCCCGCCGTCGGAGCGTACTTCGATCGTCGACCAGTCGTACTCGCGGTCATTGATGGTGGGCATGAATCACTCCGCGGTCGAGAGGCTGAGGTCGATGTCGATGAGGTTTGCGTAGCCCAACGGCCTGACGCGCACCTTGAAGTTGAGCTGCGACGTCGAGACGACGTTGTTGGTTCGGTCGACGGCGCTCGACGCGGCCGACGCGAGCCCGTTGGTGACGAGGTCGCGCACGAGGGCGGCGGTCACGTACGCGTCGATCGCGTCGGCGTCGCGCGGGTCGATCCTACCGTTCGAGATCGTGCGGACGTTGTCGTTGATGTACTCCTGCGTGACGGCGACCGCGAGGCGCGCGGCCTCCTTCACCAGGCGCACGTGCATGATGCTCGTGAAGTCCGAGCCCGCCGTCGCGCGGGTCATCGCCGTGGCGTAGTAGCCACCGCGCCCGGGGAGCGACTGCGCGCCCATGAAGCGCCCCGTGTCGAGCGCGGGGATCAGCCGGAAGTCGTGGCGCAGGCCGCCTTCGTCGATGCCGCTGAGCGAGCCCGAACGCACGCGCCCGGGGTGCTCCGCGAGGCCAGCGCCACCGCTCACTTCGCGCAGGAGCGCGAGCCGCGGGCCGATGATCCACGCCACGTTGCGTCGGAGTTTCGCGCCCCAGACAGCGTCGAAGTGCATCGCGAAGGCCGCGCAGATGGCGCCGTGGCGCGAGGAGAAGGCCGAGAAGCCGGGCGACGTTCCGAGGAGCACGCCCTGCCACGTCGAGGTGCTCTCCCCGCTGCCCTCGGGGCGAGTACCCGCGAGCCACCAGCGGTAGGTGTTGTCGGCCTCGAGCCCAGACACCGACGTGTCCAGAGTGCCCACCGTGGCGCCCGTGACCTGCTCGGCCACGTGCACGAACTCGTGGTCGTACGTCGTGCTTTCGAGCGCATCGAGCGCAGTGCCGAGCGCCGAGGTGTCCCAGATCGGCGCCGTCGCGACGAAGCTGTAGGTGTCGCCCACGACGAAGGTGCCGTCGGCGAAGTCGGTCACGATGCCAGCGTTCGGGATCGTGATGGCGCCATCGGCAGGGACGGCGAACTCCTCGGAGTACGTCACGCCGTTGTCGAGGCTGATCTTGACCGCGGCCGTCATCGCGGCGAGGTCCGCGCCCGCGCGCGTCACGATGTACCTCACGTTGAAGTCGTCGCGCGCCGTGCTGGTGGTCACAGTGAGCACGGCCGTCGAGGTGTTCGACCCGCCCGCGGTCACAGCGGAGCACGAGCCCGCGGTGGTGCTCGTAGCCTTCACAAGCACGAGCGGGCCGCCGGCGTTCGCGAAGTACTCCGCGGCGAGCGCCGTCAGCTTGCCGTACCCGAAGGCCGCGATGACGTCTTCGAGCGACGAGTAGAGGCCTGCGGTCGCGGCGGTGCCCGACGACGAGCAGCCGACGAGGGCGGGCGGGCGCGCGAGCTGGCGCGACGTGCCGAGGGCGCCGTCGCCGATCGCGAGCGTGGTAGATGCGATTCCCATTGAGGTTTTTCCTAGCTGTCTGAGGGGACGAAGATGACGCCGTCACCGGCGACCGCGGCGGATGTGTCGAAGGCCACCGTGGCGACCGTGGCGACGGTGGGCGCCGTCTCGGAGACGAAGGCGCGCAGCGTCACGCGGTGGGTGACGGCCTCGCCCTGCGTCATCGCGTCGCCGCTCGCCCATCGGCCCGCACCGAGCGTGTGCGCAGCGGGGCCGACGGTGGAGCGCAGCGCGCGCACCAGGGCGTCGCGGAGCGTCAGGGCGCTCTCGTAGTCGGCGCCGCAGCACTCCACGTCGAAGGTCGCGTCGAGGCCCACGATGGCGCGCGAGAGCCCGTTGGCGGTGGCGCTCTGCTTCGGCGCGGGCGCTGGGTCGTCGGAGACGGGGATCCATCGCAGCCGGGGCGGGGCGCCGAGGTCGTCGGCCACGCGCGCGCCGAGGCTGTACGTGGTGCCCGCCACCTCGACGGCGACCGCGACGCAGACGGCGGTGATGGTGCTCGTGAGGCTCATTCGGCGGCGCTGTCGATGGCCTCGAAGGCGACGTCGCGGAGACGCACGGCCCACGAGGCGGGGAGGTCAGGGACCGGCAGAAAGGGCCGCGCCGGGATCGGGCCGCGGCCGTATTGGTGCGTCGCGGCGTAGATCGGATCGGCGGTGATCACGAACCCGTCGCCCGAGATGCGAGGGGCCGCCGTCACGCTCGCGCGGAGGCGCCCGGTGTCCATCAGCGGCTTGCCCACGTCGCCCCGTCGCCGGTTGCGCGCGCGGGCTCTCGCGAGCGGGCGCCACGCTACGCCGCTCGGTGCGGTCGACTGCCGGAAGCCCTCGGCCACGAGGTCGGAGGCCTCGGCGGCCATCGCCTTGACGGCATCGCGAGTGCCGCGCTTTCCGAGCGTCGCGAGGCGCTTCTCGAGCAGCACGAGCGCGGCGAAGTCGCCGACGACGCCCGCCACTACCAGCCCCGCTCGCTCGACGAGGCCGTCGAGGGCGCGGTGCTCGCGCGGGCGATCGGCGTCGCGGCCGATGTCGTGTTGCCGCCGCTCACGGAGGCGCGTCCCGCAGAGATGTCCTTGAACCATGCGCGCGCGTTGTCGGCGCGCAGCGTGACCGCGTCGCCGTTGGCGCGCGTCGCGTCGAAGCCGCGTGTGGTGAGGAGCGTCTCGGCGGCGATGGCGCACACGTGCTGCGTCAGATCGACGCCGTAGCTCGTGAGCGGGAGCGTGCCGTAGCGCGAGCGCAGGTAGCTGTCCGCGAAGACGCTCGCGGCGTCGAGCGCGGCTTCCTGCGCGGCCGTCGCGATGCCCGAGAGCGCCGCGGACGGGAGCCCGAAGCGCGCGAGGTCGGTGGTCGTGCCGTAGGCCATGGGGTGCAGTCCGGGGCGGTGGCGCGAGGATGCGCCGTGGTGTGAATGGCCGCCCCGGTGGGCGGGGTGCGAGGCGGGTCAGGCGGCGAGGATCAGGCCGAGCACTTGGCCGAGAGCCAGAAGGGCCCGAAGCCCGCGGCGCCGCGCGCCTTCACGCCGTACAGGTACTTGTCGTGCATCATCACGTGCGCGTCGGTGGGCGACGTGAGCGACACCATCTGCGGCGCCTGGCGCTGCTGGAAGATGAAGGGCTTGATGGGGCGCGACGTGTCGAGGAGGTACCACGACGTGTCGGAGCCGCCGGCCGACGCCGCGAGCTGCGGCGCGACCACGACGTCGCAGAGGCCGCGGAGCACGTTGTCGACCGCGGCGGAGCTCTCGACGATCGTCGAGGCCTGCACGATCTTGCGTGCCGTCACCTCGAGGGCCGGGGGCACGAGCAGCACGTCGGGGCGCACGCGGAGGCTCTCGCCGTCCTCGCCCACGTACTCCATCATGCTCGCGCGCACGCTCGCGAAGTTCGCCGCCGTGAGCGCGGTCGACCCGAAGAGGTTGTCGATCGTGTGGCCGTTGAGCGAGTGGCTCGACGAGAAGAACGCCGTGCCGTCGTAGGCCGTCTCGGTCTCGCCCGCGAGGATCGCGGCGAAGACGAGGTCGTCGGGCCACAGGCGCGCCTGCTGGCCCATGTCGTCGAGCGTCATGTTGTAGACGCCGATGTTGTCGTCTTCGATGTCGTCGCGGTCGATCTCGACGGTGAGCTCGTACCGCTCGTTGTCGAGCTGGTAGCGGTAGCTCTTCGCGTTCTGGATCTTGCGCTCGCCCTCCCACACGCGGAGCTTCGCGAGCTTCGCGTGCATCGGGTACACGTTGGAGCGCGCGCCCGAGGGGATGGTCGAGGCGAGCCGACCCGAGATCGGGTTGACGGCGTTGTAGGCCTGCTTGAAGCGCAGGTCGACGGAGACCTGAAGCGCCAGCAGCGTAGAGGGAGTGATCAGCATGGGGTGGGAGTCTCCTGAAGGTCAGTCGGCGATCACGCCGCGGTGGTGGGGATCGCCCCCATGGGGTTGACGAAGATGCTCATGAGCGAGCCCGACGCGCCGTCGGCGAGGGCCATGCCCATCGAGAACGAACCGACGACGTTGGAGCCCGAGACGGTGCCAGCCACGGCGGCCTTGGCGCGCGCGGTGGTCGCCGCGGTCGCCACGAGCCCGCCGTCGGCGATCGTCGCGCCGCCCATCACGCGGGAGGGGCCGAACACGCGCACGATGCCGATCGCGGCGCTCGCGGGGGCGTTCTGCAGCACGCCGAGGGCCTGCTCGCCCGCGGTGTCAGCCAGCACGATCTGCGAGGAGCCGTTGAGCTTCACGAAGAGGTTCTGCCCCGTGGTGCTGAGGTCGGCGCCGGCGGGGTAGAGCACATCGACGCGGCCACCGACCGTGCGGCCGAGCATGCCGACCTCGACGATGGGCTTCGACGACTCGAAGCCGATCACGCGGCCCGCCACGGGGTAGGTCCCGGCGACGTTCGTGCGGCTCACGGTGAGGTCGTCGACGGCGAACACGTCGCGGCCGATGTCGGCCTCGCTCACGGCGGCCGTGCTCGAGGAGTTCGTGAGGTAGAAGGCCCCACGCTCGACGTCGCACTTGATGGCGCCGGCGGCGCCCGAGCTGTTGTCGGCCTCGTCGTTGGCGACGCCCACGACCGTCAGCGACGGGTCGGCGCTCGCGGGCACGAGGTAGCCTGAGAGGTTGAGGGCGACGAGCGTGCCCTGGTAGATGTGGGTGCTCGCGGCGACGGGGAGCGGGCGGATCGCGCGCGGCACCGAATCGGTGCTGAAGCGCGGCGTGTCGGCGTTGGCGGCGGCAGCGGTCATGGTCTGTGGGTCTCCTGTGGATCAGACAGCCGCGGCGCGCGCCGAGGCGAGGTTGGTGGCGAGGGTGGCGGCGTCGACGCCGAGCTGGTTCGCGAGGGCCGCGACCTCGTCGGTGACGGCGGCGGGGGTGGCCGCAGGCTTCGCGGCGGTGTCGGTCGTCTGCACCACGGGGGCGCGCGCGGCGCGGTACGAGCTGAGGGCCGCGGCGTCGAGCGCCGTGAGCCAGCACGACGGCTGCCCGTCCTGCGCGCGCTCGGCGGGCGTGAGCTTGCCCTCGGCCACGATGGCGTCGAGCAGCGCGGTGCGCTCCTTCGCGGCGGCGGCCTTGCGGTCGGCCTCGACGGTCGCACGGAGCTGCGCGAGCTCGGCGGCGTCGCGGCGGTGCGCCTCGAGCACGCCGACGGCTTCGGCGTAGCTCTTGGCGCCGAGGGCGGCGACCAGGCCGTCGCGCTCGTTGCGGAGCGTGGTGAGCGTCGCGAGCGCGGCGCCCTCGTCGGTCGCGCCCAGCGCGACCAGGACTGCGGATGCGGTCATGGGAGTCTCCTGCGCGGTGGGCGCGGGCTGCGACGCGCCGGACATCGGCGCGGGCGTAGGTGCGGCGACGCGGAGGCCGCCAGCAACGGGGACGTAGGTCTCTTCGACCTCAACGAGATCGCCGAGCACGGCCACGCCGTCGGTGATCGTGTACGGCGCGCTCATGCACCGCTCGCGGCCGTCGGTGCCGCGCACATCGAAGACCACGCGGTCGGCGTAGACCTCTTCGACCTCGCAGCCGTAGCCGAGCAGCGCGGAGCCCGCGCGCATGAGCGCCTCGGTGATGTCCTCGAAGGACATCGCGCCGAGGGTGGCGAGCGAGCCGCGGCGGTCGCGGGCCGTGAGCGTCAGGGGCTTCGCGTGGTGCGTCGCCGGGTAGCTGGTGAGTGCGAGCGGGCCGAGCTTGAGCACGCGGCGCGTCTCGGGGTCGAAGCTGAAGCTGGGCGAGGTGTAGCGGTACTCGGGCAGCGCGCCCGACGCGCCCGGGCGGATCGCGTCGAGGCCCACGTCGGTCCACTGCGGGAGCGCGTAGAGGCCATCGGCGCGGACCTCGGGGCGGTAGTAGCCGGGCACGT